AGCTTGGGCGCGAGTGGTGACAATCACGCTATCTGCAAAGCCACCGCCACCGAGCAGGTAGTATTCCTGCTCATTGTCGTTAATGGCCACAGTAGCGTCAGTAACGCCTGCCAAGTAGTACATGGTCGGAGCACCAGAAGCAACAACGTTGCCGCCGACGCTAGACACCTGAGGACGTGCAGCTCCAGAAACGGAGCCAACATAGATGATGGTGTCTTGGCTCTTGATGAGCTGAGTGGGATGCTGGATGTAGGACATTGAAACAAAAGCGAGGGGAGCGTATTAAGTGTTTAGAACGCTTCCGGCACCAACGGCGCGGAAGTAGCCATGGATGGGAGCGCCTAAAAATTGTCTGTAATGAACAGCCATTTCAGTTGTAGGGAGCAGCTCAAAACGCCCCTCCTGGCTTTCAATGGTGGCTTGCGCCGTGGCCCCAGGAGGCACTCCCGAAAAGGCCAAGGGGCCTACTAATCTGCCTTTCATATAGATGGCAGCTTCATTGGCTCCAAGGCGCTGTTCGTAACGTGGATCTCTGCTTTGCTTCAATGTGGCATAGTACACTCCGCTAATTGTTAGAGGCACATCATTGCCAGTCGCTGAGTCAACGGCATACCCGCTAGTCACGGCAAAAACCAAAGTGGCATTTGCAAGTGGTGGTGCGGGGTTAGTCATTAAATCACAAAGCCAATTAAAGATCCACCGTTAGATGCTGTTTCCGAAAGTCGCTTGAATTCTTGTCCGTAAAGAGTGGCATCAAGACCTTTTCCATATACTTTCCCATCGGTGGCTCCAATTTGAACCCCCATTTGAGCAAGTTGAATGGAAATGATATGGGCAGCAAGGAAACGAACGGCGCGATCCGTTTGATCTCCAAAGATGTCTGGTCCCACGTCATCACTGGCACTCTCAATAGCTCCATTTACAATCCCCGATGGATGAGGCGTAAACTCAGGAAACCTATTCAGAAAATCAACACTAGTAACAGCCATGATCAGGCAGCTCCTCGTTTGATTGCGTCCAGTCGTTTGTTGATAGCATTACGTACTCGCACCCTGCCTTCCACTTTCTTCCAATCAGTAAGCTGACTGTCGTCGTGAATAAGTTCAATGGTGCGGAGAGCCTCAACCAAAGGAATGTTGGTAAGAGTTTCAATGCTCTGTGGAATTTTCTCCACAGTAATTTGTTCTCTTACTTCTTCAATGGCACCAATGGCCATAAGTCGTTTCACCATACGGTTTTCACGAGCTTCTTTCCATTGATCATCAGGCACTTCCTGATTGAGGCCAGGGGCGAGTTGAATCATTCCCCTTTCCATAATGATGCCAAACCCACCTTCACGGGGCGGATTTTCAAGCTCAGGGCGATAAGCAATTAACATTTTGTTGTTCGTTTAGAACTGCTCATTAGCTTAACGCCCCTCCCTTCACTAGGCTCAAGCAGAAGCTTGAACGTAAATGGCGCTCTTGGGGTAGTACAGAGCGACGCCACCCACGCGAGCGTGAGCAGGGACGATGAACTCAAGACCACGTTGCTGAGGCGGGAACAGCTCTAGGGGCTGTGGGATGTGCAGTTGCACTTTGCCCGGATCGCGCTTATACACAACCATACGGTTGGTGGTCAGGCCGCTCTTGGTCTTATCGAGCTGGTTGATAGGCTCGATGTTGTTGATGTAGGGATTGGTACGCAGGAAATATTCCAGCACCGTCACGTCCGACGAATCGGAATTGCGACGAGTGGAGATTTCACGGTAGTCATTCCAAGCCATCAAGATGGTGTCGGGCTGCTCTTTCATTTGTGAGGCATTAATAATGCCGGTCACGCCATAGTTAAGCAGCTCAAGCATTTCCTGAGCGGTGGTGCCACTATCAGTGAACCACTTGTTGGCGGTGATAACATCAACAGTTGAGTTGTTGAAGAAACCAGCCAGGCCCACAGAAGATTCGCCAAACAAGGCCACATCTTCTACTTTCTCTTCATAAGCACGACGCACAGCTTGAGCGCGGCGTTGCTCCAGAGCAATGTTGGCCATTTGAGCAGCACGCAGCTCCTGAACGGTGTAACCGAAGCTACCGCCAAAGGAACGAATGTTGATGCTCTTTTCCACTTGGCTGATGTCGGCACGGGGCAGATCATCAGCAGCATCCGCAATCAGCTTGAACTCTCCAGTGGAGTCCATGATGCGGAAGGTGAAGGTTTGTGCGCCAGGACCAGCTTCGCTTGTTACAGGAAGAATGGTGGGGTATTTGATGTCGGCATAAACGACTTCAAACACTTGGGGGCGGATAAATTCAAGCTGACGCTCAAGAAAGAGGCCGGCTTCGTCCATACGAAAATCAGACATTAGAGGGCCTCCTATCAGGAATCAGCGGTGAGGGTGAACGAAGGACCGTTCAGCTCAACAACTGCCAAGCCGGAGCCGGTAACAGAAGTGAGGTAACGAGCATTCGCCAGAAGAGCAGTTTTGCCGCTGAGAGCAGCAGAACGGAACTGACCAGCGTATTGAACGCCAGTGGCAGTGTGAATGACGCGCACGGCAGTGGCAGGGGTTACGGAACCATGCACATACACGGCAACAGCGCCTTCATTGGCAACGTTCAGCACTTGCCGTGCTTTTACGCCAGGGCGGCTGTTCAAGTCGAGGGCGGTTTCGTCCACATAAGTGAGAACGTTAACGCCTTGCACAATTCCAGTGGTGCCGGAAATAGTACGAGCAGAGTTGTCAACAGTACCACCAGAGTTGTACACCACAACGTTACCAAAAGCCAATGCAGCTCCAGTTTCGTTGATATAGGTGCCAATGGTGTTATCGCGAATGTCGGACAGTTGGCCTTCAAGCAGAGCAGCGTGAACCAGGCTATAAGTCTGTTGCACACCGCCTGCAGCGCCACTGGCCCCAGAAAAAGTAACAGTCATGGGTCAGCGCTCCTTGGAGACAGAGAGGGGAGTTTTCCAAGCATTCTGCAAACGGTCCATATAGGACGACGGTGCAGACATTGGGGAAGCAATGGAAGCAACGGCTTTACGCAGTTCTTCCGTGGTAGCAGAATCACTCCGAGGAGCAGATTCAACCAAGGTGTCAAACATGGCAGTCACATAATCATCAGAACGCTCTGACAGATCAGCATCACCACGAACAGCCTTGATAGAAGCTTCCATGATTTCACGAGCAGAAAGGCCCGCAAAGTCAAAAGCAGAATCAAGCGAAGTACGAGCTTTGTCAATAAGCGCAATGCGCTCTTCAACAAGGCTGTCAACATTTACTTGCTTAGCAGCTTCAAGATCAGTCTTGAGGCTTTCCACTTCTTCAGCAAGAGCATCGGCCCGCCCTTCGGCAGAGTCGCACTTACCTTTCATTTCCTTTTGCATGGCGTCCATTTCTTCCTTCATTTCGGAAGCTTTAGACATCATGCCATCGTACATTTTCTTCATGTCCTCGTAGGACTTTTTGGCGTCTTCCCGTTCTTTGGTGACAGCCAGAGCTACGCTCTCGGTCACCTCAAACTCAGCGCCATCAAAATTGACTTTGGCAGTCATAGATGGGTCCTCAGTGAGAGTAAATAGAGAAGGATCGGCAGCATCTAGGCGATCTAGATGAAGCTTCACTTGCGGGCCAGCGCGGCCCCTGCGAACAACAGCAATGTGATTTCCGTTGATTTCCTTTTGGATGCCATCGTAATTTTCACCACTGTCAGTCACACCAGGAATTGCTTCATAATTGACGCGATAACCAGCGCTGACCTCCTTCGCATCACCACGCATAATGCGCTTAATGGCGTCTTCATCAGTGATTGTCATGACGGCACGAACGAATCCGTTGTCATAAACCACTTCAGTTCCACTAAAGCCAATTTGATAGTCCTTGGTATTGGCGCTATCTAATAGGACAGGAGGATGCTCAAGAGTAATTGCTTTGCCCGCAAATGAGGCCAAGCTTTCAGGAGACGCCACTTCAACTTCGGGGCGATATTCACGGCGAATGGAACCATCAGCATCGGTGTAATGTTGTACACCAGTGCGTGCGATAGTTGCCCAAGCACGGAGATAACCTTCGGGGGTTAGCTCGTACTTGTCAATCGGCGCTACGTCGTAACGAAAGCATGTGTCGCTCATGACCATACTCTATCAAATAACATTATGCGTGATAGACTAACTTAGGCTATTTCGCCTAGAAATGCAGAACATTCAACATCGTCGCCTTACCACCCGTCTTCAGTCGCCAATTGTCACCATTCAAGAAAGCAGACAAGTAATTGGAGAAAGGATGAGGGAGGCTCGTCTAAACTGTGGTTTGTCACAAGGAAACATTGCAGAAATGCTTCACTGTGATCAAACCACTATCTCACGAATGGAACGTGGACAAATCTCCCCTGACTGCGCCCAAATTCGTATTCTTAGCTCTATTTTTCAGCTTTCTATTTTGTACCTCCTCGGTTATCCTACGTTTGTGGTTTCCGCAGTAGATAATTAGTCGTCGTCGCATTCGCCGCGAATTTCAGCAAGCTGATCCTCAAGGTTGTCCATAATATATGCCTTCGCCATTGCTTCAATTTCAAAAGTTAGAAACTTAGTGGCTTCAAAATATTCGTGGGGCTTGTCGTAATAACTTACGACGAAGATGTGTGTTTCATCGAGACGACCATTCTTGAAATGCTGCTCTTCCACCAGGCGCCATTGTGAAGTATCACGATGCTCGTTGGCGGAAAGAATGGCCAGCGCTTTC